TACGATCTTGGACGCCACGGCGGTCAGCGCCTGCATCCGGTTGAACTCGGCCTCGTCGACCTCGATCTTCGCCATGACTTACTTGCTCCCCGGCACCGAAGACGCATTCGGCACGTGACTGATGTTCATCGCCCCGGATTTCTCCTGCCCGGGCAGATGCGACTTGCGCCCGCCGATGTCGATCTGCTCCATGTTGACCCGGATGATCTGCTCGTCCGAGGTCGGGATCGACTTGGCGCTGTTCTGGAAGATGTTGACGTTCGACATTGCTGTCTCCTCAGTAGCCGTGTCCGCGGCGGGGACGCTGGACATTCTCGACGCTGGCATCGCGGTTGGGCATCGCGGCCGGCAGGTAATTCCTGTGCATCTCGGCCATGGTCTGCGCCACGCGCACCACGTCCGGACTGTTCTCCTTCGGAGGCATGACCTCCTTGGATTTGAAAATGTTGGTCATGCGGCGGCTCCCATGCCCGGCTGCCCGCCTTGCGGCTGCGCCTTCTGCTGCCGCATCTGCTGCACGGCCTGCATCTGCTGGTTGTTTTCCGCCATCTTGCGCTGCTGTGCTTCGATCGAGTTCTTCTGGGCGGCCGGGGTGACCGAGCCTGCGGGAACAAATTTCACCAGCTTGTTGAGCGATTCGAGAACCGCCTTGCCGATGTCGGAGCCGGCGCCTACTTCCGGCAAAAGCGCTTCGAGCTGCTTCACCACGACCCCCAGCTTCTGCAATCCGGCAGCCTCGTACCCCTTGTTCGGCGTGGAGCCCGTCGCCGGGGTAGCGCCGAAAGGGGGTTGCGGGGGCTGTCCGCCCGGAGCCGCAGGAGCTGGGGTAGGCATGGATGCCTTACTTGCGGTGCTTGCGCTTGCCGCGCTTCTCGCGAACGATCATGGCTCGATCCTTTCTTGGGATGGTGTGAACGGTTCGCACTTCCATCGTGCCCGGACACCCTCGTTTGGTTCCCCCGCTAATACCAGCGGGGATGTCCCGGCCCCGGCAGGCGTTTTCATGTTGCACTGGGAACATTCCTGCCTTAATCTGCTCCTCCATGGAAATAAGCCCGTCATCCCCCCGCAAAGAGCGCCGGTGGTTCACCGCCAAGGAAGCGGCCGACTTCATCGGCGTCCACATCGACACGCTGTACGGCTACACCAAGCTCCGGAAAAACAAACCGCCCTGCGTCCGGCTCGGCAACGACCGGCGCTATCGATTCCCCAAAGAAGAATTCATCATCTGGGCCAATGGCGGCTCGCAGAAACAAGGATAGCGCGATGTACAGCCTGACAATTCACTTCGGACCGAACGCGATGTTCTGGCAATTCTTATTCAAGGAGAAAGAAACGGCGGATATGAATTCCATGAACGCGAGCAGCGCGATCGGCTGCTCCGGATCTCTGGTGATCACTGACGATTTTGGGCAGTTAGCAACTTTCGGAGCCGGCACCTTACACGGCGCCTTGCTCGAAGACATGGATCTCGTCGAGGAGGCCCGCATCTACCGCAGCCTCGCCAACGCACGCGGGGAAGTGAAGGCTCGCCAGCGCGCATCGACCGATCCGGTGATCCGCACCGCGCAGCAGGGGCCGTCGGTGTTGCAGCCGAGGTTTAACGGCTGATCACTTGTGATGCCCGCCCTTCAGCATCGCCTCGATGGCCTTGTCCTTGCCCTCGGGCGATAGCTGGCCCATCAATTCCTTCTGCATCTTCTCGCCCGCTTCCTTGCGCTGGCGCAGCGACGCCTTCGCAGTCTCCTTATCGGGCACCGCGGTGTGATCGATGATGAACTCACCATCGACATCGCCGACCTTGCGCAGCGCGAACAGCAACTGCGTCGCCTCATCGGCAAAAATCGGGCTCGACGAGTGGCTGTCCACCGTCACCCGCCAGTCTTCCGGCAGGTCGGTCAGCAGGAAGCCAGTGCCTTCCATGTCCTTCGGATTGGTCCAGAACTTGCGATCTTCCTTCGCCTCCATCATGGTCATGGTGAGGTCGGCGCAGGCCGCGCACTGCTGCTCGACCAGCAGCGAGCGATCGCGCAGCGTCGGCGAAGCCGTCTTCATCAGGGTGTCGGCGTGGGAGCCGGCGCGCACGCCAGCCTCGCCCTTGCCCTGCATGATCTCGGGGAAACTGCCGAGCACGTTGATCTGCTCCTGCACGTATTTGATGATCGGCAGCAACTCGGACGGAAATTTCGGGGTCAGATCCTCGACCTTCGCGCCTTGCCCGCCGTTCCAGTACCCGGCCAGCCTGAACTGTGCGTAGGCCTCGTCGGTCATGGTATTGTCGCCGGAGAACGCCAGGATCTTGTCAATCTGCAACCCGATCAACCGCTTCAAGTCGTCGCACAGCGCCGCGAGAAACCCTTGCGGCTCGATCAGGTCGATCAACTCGCTGCGCCCCCAGAACCAGTTTACCATCGGGTTGGGCTGGATCAGGCGATACGGCTGCGTGTGTTCGATGCCCAGCAGGTTCGACAGCTTGAACCGGGTGACCAGGATGTCCGGCTCGACGATCTGGATGGTCTGATAGTCGTCCTCGCCCTTCACCCACAACTCGTGGAATTTAACCGTCGGAGCGCCGTCGGTCGGACTGATGGTTGGGTAGTTCGGATCGTTGCCGAGCTGCACGATGCCGCCGGGCAGCGGGCGGGTCGCCGCCTGCACTCCGGTGTTGATCTGCGAGGTCGACAGCACCTGATGAAAGAAACTGTCAGGCCCCGACCCGGTACTCTGCCCCATCTGGGCGTGCACCATGATGTCCTGATACAATTGCTCGGCTTTGGGGAAGCGCCAGATGCGCTGCCACACCTCTGGACCCGTCAAATACGAAGTCTCACACATCGCTTCCTGGTTATCGATGTCGCTCTCGCTCTCGCGGTAGACGCCGAAATTCCACGGCATCACCAGTTTCTTCTCGTAAGAGATGCGCTGTTTCTCCGGCGATCCCTCCACCTTCGGCCACTGCTTGAGGATCGCGGCGCCGTATTTCAAGGCCTCGAACACGCCCTGCCCGAACAAGGTGCCGGTGGCCGAGCGCTCCCAGTGCCGCGTCAGGTGCTTGGCCGCGACCTGCCCGCGCTTGATCTCCTGCGGCATGTAGTCGTTGTCGAAATCGTAGGCGAATTTCAGCTCGATCGGAGAGAACAGATGCGACTGGGTGCGCTCGAGGTGGGTGTTCATCATGTTGATGAGCGCCTTGGAGCCGTCGGGGCGACCGGTCTCGGCGATCTGGTTGAGCAGGCGGTAGTAGGCGGACCGCTGCCCTTGGCTGACCCGACAGGTTTCGATCAGATCGTTCGCAACGGGAACGAGTTCTTTCTCGGCTGTCGGGAGCGGGATCATACCGGCGACCTGTAATTCAAGTTATTCGATATTTCGAGCGGCAGCGGAGCCTGGCCGATCGGACGCAAGGCATTCTGTACCCGATTACGCGCCTTCAAGCCAGCGTATGGCTCCGGTCCGGCGTGGGCCTGCGCCGCAAAGCCCTGCGCCTCGGCGACGCCGAACCCGGTCGGAAGGCCCGCGGCGCGCATCTGGTCCATGCGCTGGGTCACGGCGTTGTTGACGTCAGGCGCCGAGAACTGGGTGTCCTTGCGGTCGTTCAGATCGGTGATCTTGAGGCTCGCCATCTCGCTGGCCGGCACGCCAGCGGTTGCCGCCGCAAGCTCGGCCCGGGTCTCGGAACCGTCCATGATGTCGCGCGCGACCTTGTCGTTGTTCTTGGTCCTGAACGACAGGATGTTCGGCACCACGACGACGTCGTCAGGCACCCGGTTATTGATGTCCTGCCCGCAGCGCGGGCAAAAATCCGGCCAGCCATCGCTGGTGTCGTACCTGAACTTCTCCCGGCACAGCGGGCACTTCAACAAAACAGCCATCGTCACCATCCGATGTGCGGCAACCAATGACTGGCCGCAACTAGAATTGAAAGAGAAAGCCCGCCGAAAAACACGAACTTGATGGTATCCATGAAGTCCGCACTGGCGCTAGGCGAATCGCTCATGCCAGCGCCGAAAACGCCGATTCCTGACACGATCAGCGTCACAACAAGGATAATTCCCGCAATGATAAAAGCACCCATAGCTATCTCCTTCCGTACCGCCACGCATTCTTCATCGCCAGTCGCTGCGCCTGCACCCGGGTCTGTTGCTTCTGGCTGGTGAACGCCGCCAGCATGTTCTGATTAAACAGCGCGGTCTGGTCAACCACACTCTTGAATTTCTTCACCGCCTCGGCCTCGCGTGTCCGCTTCTGCACGATCAGGTTGCGCCGAACCTTGGTGTCCCAGTAGTGCAGCGCCATGGCGGCGGCAATCACCCGGTCGTCTTTCAAGCTGCCTTCGGCGGCGATCGAGTCGCCGTCGCGCGCGATGGTCTTCATTTCCTCGATCAGGTCGTGCGAGCGAATGCGAAACTGTTCGTTGCTGACGAACCCCCGCAACTCCTCCATGATCATGACTTTGGTCTGCACGCTCATTTTCCAGTGCCAAGCACTTCCGCCGCCCGATAACGAGTCCGGACGGCTGTATATGAATTGCTTTACGTTGCGGAATATGTTCTTGATGCCCTGCTCCTCGAGCGGGGCGTAGCTGTTCTCGATCTGGAATTTGAGCGACTTCAATTCCTGCAACACCGCGCCGCCAGGCCCGTTGATCTCGAGGATGTAATAAACCTCCGACATCGGTTCGTTGCCGTACCACGCCATGATGCCGGCCATCACCCACGCCAGATGCTTGGTCGAGATCAGCGGGTAGGCATACTCGGCAACCTGATCGACGCCGTCGGCGTAGCAACGCAGCACTTGAAGGCTGGATCGGTCGTTCTTCTCATTCTCGCCGAAGGCTGGATCGGCGCTGAGCACGTAGACCGACTCCGGCTGCGGCGTCTCCCACACCTTCAGTTCGATGTTGCGCGTGTTCTCGGCCTTGTAAACCTTCATGTCCGAGAACTCGGTGCCGGGCATGAACATGTAGGGCGTGAATTTGCGGCTGACCCACTTGTCGGTCTGCTCTTTCAGTTTTTCTCCGGCGAAGAACACGCTGCCGGTCTGCTGAAACGCCTCGTCCTCGGTCCACGGATCTTCCTGCTTCTGCAGCGAGTTGCCTTCGAAGCCAGCCTCGGTATCGCCGTCATCCCGGGCAGCCGGATCGACCAGTCGGCGGTACCACGCCAGTTGCTCCTGCGAGATATCGAAGTCGTAGAGCTCCTTGACCTGCTCGATCTTGGACTGCTCCTCGGCCGTCGGAGCCTGCACGCCGTACAGTTCCCAATCCTTGGTGCCGCGCTCGATCTTCTGCCCGTCATGCGCCCACCAGCCGATGAAGACGCAGACGCAATGCGAGTCGTCCTCGCGGGCGTGACGCCACATCACTTCCCACGAATTGTAGCCGCGGGCAGTGGACTCGTAGATGTAAAGACGGTCGGGGTTGATGTCGGACAGCGAGCGCGTGAACGAGATCAGGCCCTCCTCGTTGTCGTAGGAACAAAGTTCGCTGAGATGCGCCATCGACAGGCCAGCCGATCGCCCGAGCGTACCTGATGTCTTGGTCTTCTTGACGCCGGCCGACTTGAACAGGATCTTGGAATTGTTGACCAGCGCCAGGCCGTCGCGGTTGTCCTTTTTGATGCCGGGAAATTTCAGGCGGGCCGGCAGGTCGGTGATCATGGTGACGAGTTCGTCACGCGCAAGGTTCTTGTTCTCGTTCGAATCGAACACCAGCGCGCCGGACAGGCCCTTGTGAATGCCGAGATAGAAGGCGCTGAAGGCGCGGCAGATTGTGGTGATGCCTAATTGTCGACTTTTAAGACAATAAAACTTATGAATGTCGTTCTCGAGCCCGTCGAGAATGGCAGTGATGAAGCGGCGCTGCCCGTAATACAGGTTGTCGCCGAGGCTGACAAAACCGAGGTTCTTCGAGTTGATCCGGCACTGGGCGAGAAAAGCGTAAAACGCCTCCTCGAACGCGACACGCTTGTGGTGGGACCAGCCTACCATGGAACTTTGTTGCTTCCGGGCTATTGTAACGTCATCCGGAGGACTTATCCCATGGATTTAATCGTCGCACTACTGATTTTTGCGATCATCATCGTGATCGTCGTCTACGTCATCGACCTGCTGCCGCTGCCGCCCCCGATCGGGGCCATCGCCAAGCTGATCGTCGGCCTGATCGGACTGATCTATCTTCTGGAAATGGTGCTGCCAATGCTCGGCCACGGGCGGCTGCTGCACTAACGGAAACCGCCCTGCCGTTGCGTTCGCTCCAGTTCGTCAAGCGCTACCTTGGACAGGGTCTGGATTGCCGACCAGAAAATGGCCGGCTGCTCCTGATTGAGCATCAGCGAGGAGAACGGTTCGGCGCCGCCGGGCGGCACCATCAGGAAGGCGCCGCCGAACGTGGCGTCCTTGTTGAGGCGCACCTGGGCGGCCATGTTCTCGAACAACTGGGCGCGATCTTCCGAAGGGTCGGGAACGGGTTCGTCAGCCATTAACCTATGTCTCCCAGCGATTTCAAAGCAGCTTCGGCAATATGCGCGCGTTCTTTCCAATGATCGCGATCGCGCGTAATTTCCCGCATGGCGTGTTCTGCTTTGGCCTTATCCCGTAAAGCCTCGCGCTCAGCAGCAACATGCTTGTTGTTGATTTTTTGCGAAGCCTTGAATTTGGCTTGCCAATCAATCGGCTCGGCAGGATCAGTCATACTTGCACTTGCCTTCGCGGAAATCCTTGGCCCACTGCAACTCAGCGCGCACCCAGCCTTCGCGTTGCTTGCGGTACATTTCCTCGCGATCCTCCGGCGTCATAGCAGCCAATTTTGTCTTTGCTTCTCGAAGCAAATCCGCCAAGTGGTTCGTCATGTGTACCTCCACGCATCGGCGAACGGCTTGATCTCCGACAGAAACATCGAGCCGACTGACGCCGCATGCGACAGCTCGAGCGCCTTGCCCTCGTCGAAGCCCTTGTAGGCCGCCGTCCGGCCTTTCTTCCTGAATGTGACCAGTAGCTCCTGCGTCTCCTCGTCCCAGCCGACTTCGGAAACCATCTCGGAGAGGACGGATTTGGACCATGTTGCCATTATCGATTCCTGTATACGTCAGCGCATAGAAGCAACACTGAGTAAAACGCCAACCCCCAAAGAAAGCCGCCAAAAAAACTATACCAATCTATCATCGACCTTCTCCTTCAAAGCTTCGACGATCCGCTCGAACACGGGCTCCCACCGCATGTCGTCGGATTGCTGGAAAAATCTAGATCTGGGCGTCCATAAATGCGACTCACCGAAAGGCCCCGCCCTGTAATCGCGACCCAGCCAGCTATAACCAACCCAGCATTCTTTATCACACATGCTGGCGATGTG